TCCTTATATGAGGGGGCCCAGGAGGACCCCCCCATTAGTTAGGTATTAACCGCCAGTCACAAAGTCAATAACAGCGTGCGTTTCTGGAAGCATAATTTCCAGTCCAGCTTCTGTTATGATTTGATCTTTACGGCCATCAACATCGTTAGCCTGGATGTTTGTTTCAACAAAAGTATCTCTACTCGTTCCATTAGCTGATAATGGACGTAAGGACACATTTGCTAAATCAACGCATACAGCTGTATTTGCCATGTCACCACGGAAAAGGGGATGAGCAGTAAAGTTCATTGATCCCCAGGATGTCTTGATTGATGTGATATCAATAGGCATGAAACTAGAGGTTTTCACATCTAAAGACGCATTAAATAACTGACTTGAATCTTGATCAAATGAGTTCTTTAAGAATGTGTTAGCCCCTACTTTATGCAATGCATTAATAACTTTACGTGAAGTTAGACATAGTTTTTGACCACTATTTCCACCTTCCCAGTTCATAAAGTCATCCATCAAGTCAATGATACCATCATAGCTAAAAGGCAGATTAAGATCGTAACCTGATCCAGCTGGAACAGTACCATCAAAATCAAGTTCATACTTTTTGCCACCTTTAGCCCTGATGAAAGGTTCGATACCCCAAGAGGTACGAACATTTGCATTGGTGTATTTACCATAACCAAACAAGAATGCATTCTCAAGATCCATTTTGTGAGCCTTTACATGCTCAGCATAAATCCTTTTGAATTCATTTGAAAAGCCACGATATCTAGTAGCCATTGCACTGCCAGACATGAGAGGAACAGATGTCTTAAATATCTGTGTAAAGAATTCCACAGCACTTAATTCATCTCTCCAACCCTCTGGAGCACCACTACCTTCAGACCATTGAGAACCAATGACCTGACCGTCACCATCATCATCACCATTTACAGCGTAATCAGCAACATTTGACGATGCACGATAAAGATCAGCTGTTTCAATTAACGCATACTGCGTAGCAACTGTTCCTTTTGCATCTGTAGCGAGAGTATCGTTATCGCCTGTTTCTGTTTCGCCATACAAAATAGTAGCATCTTCCACTATTCTCCAAGCTACACCATTAATTCTGAGCACTTGCCCAGCAACTAGGTAGATTGGTGAATAGGTTTCAGTAGCATGTACTTTGCCTTGGTTGTTATAATCTACAGTAATTTTAACGCCTGCAGCAACAGTACCATCTGCTGCTTGATACAGGGCTGTAAAATTACGTCTTTGCCATTGGTTACGATATTCCAATGGCTTCCAAACAGTATCGTCGGTTGGTTTCTTACCAAGTTTTGACAAATACGAAAGAAAAATGGATTCCTGTGGAGCTAATTGAGCCACCTTATCAGAAATACCAAAAGTTCTTCGAATATTATCAATACTTTGTTGAGAATTCGCTTCCCACGATCCGCTAGGAGTTGTTGTAATATGATCTATACCATAGGGCATATTTATTTCTCCTTATATTAGAGGATGTTTTTAGTATTATCTTCGAATATAAGTGAATCCATCAGGCTATCTCCAGTAGTTTTCTGTACGTTACCCTGTCCAGCAATGACCCCCATAGGTTGTGGAACAGACTGAGCTCTTTGCACCTGTTGAAATGCTCTCGAAGGAGCATTAGGTGGTCGAGCAGTTTGCTGCACTGCCTGGTTTGGATTAGCAAGTCCATGTTTGTACTTATAATAACCAACGAGATCATCCATGTTAATAGATGCGTCATCGTTCATTTCTGTTATAAATCCATCCAAGTTCTCACCAAGGTCATAATTCGATGCAACATAATGCTTTGCTTGCTGCATTGCTTGCTCTTCACGAACAACGTTATCTCTATGAAGATTCACCTTCTGCAAATCACTTATCTTTTGGTCATACACCTCCTGCATCTTAGCAACTTGATACTGACTAGACAATTGATTATATTGTGTCATCGTATCGCGCCACTCTTCAAGTTCACTGAGGTGTTTGGCACTATCTGAAGCGGGATCATTCATAGCCTCTTCTCTGGTAAATCCATTTGGCTGCTTCGGCCTAACTGGAGCTTCGGGAAATCCCTCTTCTTCAGGTGTAGGCCCAGGTTTAGCCTGGATATTTGCAACTGCTTCAGGGTTACTACGTAAGTAGTCTACCATGGGCATATATTGTTGCACACCATCTAATTGACTTTTAAGTTTCGCTGCTTCTGACTGCCAGTATTGAAAACGAACCTCTTCATTATTAGGAGCCTGTTGAGGAATTGGTTGTGTATTATCTACAACGGGTACACCTTCTGGTGGCCGCATTGTTTCAACTCCTGCTTTTGGAGTATCCGCAACTGGTGCAACTTCTTCCCTATAGGGTAGTCCTAACGCTTCTTCAAATGAGCCATCGATTGCTCCTTCAGTTTGGGTTAATTCTTGTTCAAACTGTGGAATAGAAGTATCCTGCTGGGTTTCATCATTCGTTATTTCATTAGCTTCCATTTATTTTTTTCCTTTCTTTTTTGACTGCTTCTTGGACGCGGAAGAAGGTGAGTCAGCTTTGTCTTTTGCGGCATCCCGTACTGCCTTTTCAGCGGAAGAAAGAGTATCATCCAGTCTAGCATCAAAAATTGACGCTGAAGCTTTCGCTTTAGTTTCAATCTTATCCAATCCAGTCTTGAACTTTTCTACCTCGACCTTCTCCTTCAGGTGAACATTTTCTCTTTGCATGGTTTGCATATCACCAGATAAGTCTTTTATCTGTGATTGTGCCTGCTCGAGTTGTTGCTGAAGTTGAGCGATCTCATCTGTTCGCATCAGTACGCCTTCCATATCGAATATTTCAGTTTTCTTGAGTACTTCCTGCTTGTCTATGATACCTTTTGTATAGGCATCCATGTAGAATTCAAGTTCCGCATATCTATTAGACGGAAGTGTTGAACCACTTACATAGACAACATCGTACTTTCCAATTGTAATATCG